CCCAAATCAGCGACAGCGCCTGACCCCTTCCAGACCGGTCCGCCCTAAAATCATATTCTGAATTTAGAGCAGACTGGCCTGTTGGGTAAACATCTATCGAACATTTTACGATCTCCGCTGCTAAAGTATCACAAGTTCTATCACATTCGAACTCCTTTAGTTTTTCAACTAAAGCAGTTCAAATCTGATTCCGAAAGTGATTGGTCTCGAAAGAAACCGAATCAAGTTTGGAAACCTGTGGCACTTGTCCAGATACAATAGTCCCAATATAAGTCATCAATGAAGAAGTCAATTGACCTTTCATAAAATTCTTATAAGACCGTTTTAAAGGTTGATGAGCACCTGACTTTACAGTCAAGGCACTTATCAGGCTTTCGTAAGAGAACTTTCCTGTCTTCGCGTACATAGTCAAAAGAGAAATATAACTATAAGTTGGATTTCCCAATTTGAACCATGTCTTTGAAACAATGCCATTAATCCAACGTCCCACGCAAGGAATGTTCATATCCTTATTTAGTAAACTAAATACGATATTCGCACGCCCCATCATAGTATTCTGACTTAAAAACATTTTCCAAGAAATAGCACTTACATTCTGACCATGATGACCAGTAACTTTAGCGAATTCAAAACTTGCATTCGCCGCCACTACCGATTTTGATGAATTGATGGGAACTCCAATACTTGCCATTAATGCCAAGTACTGAAATGCCACCCGTTCATTAAAAATGTTAATATCATCTCCCAAAAGTTCATAGTCCGAAAACCATAAACCAGGTCTAGATGCACCAGCTCGTTGAGCTGCGCACTGAACCAGGAAATGATGAGTAACAGCCAGCATACCCCAAGAACTTAAAGCTCCCATAGGTTGCCCTACAGCATACTTCAAGGCCTGCCATGTTATGTCAGGTTTCTGAGGTTTCAGGATGTAATCCCGATCAACCAACAATTTCTTTCAAGCCTGAGCAAACTCAGACCCAAACCAAACTGATAAAATATCAACTTGGAGGGAAATTGGCAGTCGATCGGTAGCGGCAGATAGATCATAACCAAATGACTTTCCAGCAACTTTTGACTTTTCCATACATCTTTTCACAGACGCATGTTGATCAAAAGTCCCATCATTTGGCAATGATCTCAAGAAAGAGAACAGATACAAGTGCAGCGGACGAAGGGCTCATTGAGTCCAAACATCAACCATAGCAAATACCCTTATCTTTCCTGCAGCCTCCACTTTAGTACTGAGCTGACCGACAGGAGAGACCGAAATCTTTCCTGGCAATAAGCCCATAACTCTATTCATAGTACCAACTTGATCGATAGTCCACTTGAAAAATGGATTACCAATCGAGCTAGCACTATAGACAGAGGCTAAAGAAGTAACTTGAAACAAAGTCTCTATCGCACTTATCAGGCGCAATAAAGACTCTGAGTTACTTGCCTTTAAAATCACTTTTAAGGGGACCTCCAGACCATAGATCCCAAGGGAAATATAGTCATGAATGAATCCTGTCCAAGAAACCTTAAAAGCTGGAGACGCCGTCTCCAATAGTTTAACCTCCGCTGGCTTTAAG